GTATTATTTGATGTAGAACTTGCGTAATAACATTGTCCATCTATTTCTATATAAGAACCAGTTGAGGTTGATCCTACTGTAAAAGAACTTCTAGATCTTATATATCTAGTTTGCCCAGCAACTGATGTATCTGGACATCCAGTCATAATATAATAATTATAAACTATTAATTGGACTTCACCTGTTCCAAAAGTAGTAGTTACTGTTTGACTTGTTGCAAACGTACCGCCTGCATTACTTACTGTTGGTTTACTACCTACCCATTCATATCCACTATTTAACTCAACATCCGAACTAAATGTAAATACTGTATTAGGTGCTTGTGTTTTTACAAGTCCATCTTGATCTCCTGTTATTACATAACCTGCTGATGGTCCTGTTATATTACTTGTGTCTATTGCAAGTGTTATATCAATTAATGTTTCATCTGACCATATAATTGTATGTGTTCCTGTTGCTGATGTTACTCCATCTGTTGCTGTACAACTATAATTATAGGTACCTGCTGAACTTTCTGTAAATGTTATACTTTGTGTGGAACCACTTGCTGAACCTCCAGACCAGCTATAACTTGTTGGAGTAAATCCTGAAGCAGTAGCTGTTAAAGTTACATTACTCCCTACTGTTTTTTGAGTTGCACCACTAATTGTAACAAAAGCATCAGTTAATTGAACTGTACCTGATAAAGTAGTGTCTACAGTTAAATTAGAAGTTCCTACTATACCTTGTGCATTTTGAATAGTTGGACCTGTTGTAAATTGATAACCAGTATTTGCGTTTACAAAAGTACTAAATGAATATGTTTCTCCCTCTTGCAGTGTTTGTGTATCACCAGTTTGATTTCCAGTAACGTTATATGCTGCTGGAGTTGGTGAGGAGATATTATCTACTACATTTAATGTTATTGTATAAAATTTAGGAGTCCATAAAATAGTGTGCGTATCATCAAACTCTGCAGCGTCATCATCATCCGTAGCCACACAAGTATATGTTACATTTCCAGTTGTAGAACTTGTTACATCCACACTTTGAGTTGTTTCTCCTTCTGCATCGCCACCAGACCATAAATAACTAGCCGTTCCTCTAAAGTTATTTGGTGTTGCTGTTAATGTTACTGTTTCATTTTGTTCTTCTGTAGTTAATCCTGTAATTGTTAAACTTCTACCTACATCACAGGTTTTATCAGCAGTTGGTGTTAAACTATCCACAGTACATAAAGTTGAGTCTGCTGTACACTCTGTACATTCTTCACCTGGATCAACTGTTGTGGTTGTTGTTATTGGTGTAGAACCTCCTATAGATAATGTTATTTCATTTATTAATTCAAGCTTACTTCTTCCTGATGTAAAATCAGTTTCAATTTGATTAATTGTATAGTTTCTGTCAAATATTGCTACTTTATCTGATAAGATAAATTCTTGTAATATTTTAATAGGTAAATAAGCATATATAGTAGTTAATCTTTTATTATTCTGAAATACCTGCGAAATATAATTTTCGTAATATACTTTAAATAACGTATCTTGAAATTCATTAGTTGCTGTATATTCATTTATTTCATTTCTAAAATTTATATTTATTTCTGTTTCATCTGGATCTATTTCAAAACTATTTGAAGGAATAAAATAGCTTGTAGTATCATAATAGTTTGTTTCTGATACATCAGGACTTGCTCCTTCTTCTGTAATTAAAAACCTTATTTGATTTGCCGCTGTTTGTCTTTTAGCGTAAAATAATAATGGTTTACCAAAATACGCAGAATTATTATCATCTACAAACCAACCAACTTGAGCAGTAGTCGCTGTACTCCCATCATACAGTCTTTCGTATTTCATATGCTCAAATGGTAAATTAACTACATATGTTTCTGGATTTGCATCGTAATAATCATCACCTCTATATTCTTCAGTTCCCCAACTTAAATTGGATAATTGTTCATGTTGCTTTGCTAATTTAGTACCTAATCCTTCATATTTAAATTCAACTTCTTTATATGGTAATGCTACATCAACTGTATGTTGTGTTGTGTCTACATAATTAGTTATATCCCATACAGTATCGGAGCTACTATAGAATTCATCTAATGTATTTATTATAATTGTTCCATTAGAACTATAAGCTGTCAAATTAAACATCTTAAATAGACCAGTTAAAAAGTCTATAACTTTCATTTCTGGTATTTGTTGAGATATTATAAATTGTCTTGTATTATTAAAAGTATAATTACTCTGTAAAGCATATTCTGCACCACTACCTGAAGGATAATATGATGGGTTTAATGATAAATTAGTGTCTGTATCTAATACGAAACTTGAAGCTTCAGATGTCATATATATAGTATACGTACCGTTGCCTAAAGTTCCTGATAAGTTTCTAAAACCAGATGTTATGGTTTTTTGATCGTATACTTCTGTACCATTTTTATAAATAGTTATTGTCGCATCTATAGTTGTAGTAGCTGATATATCTAATGAGTATTCTAAATAACCTCCATTAGGGACGTTTTGTACTACAAATCTATCTCCATAACTTTGTACTTCTGGAATATCATCGTAATTTATTCTAAAACCTGTTATTTGTTTTGTAACTTCTGTTTCCTCAAAAACATTACCTTTTTTTCTATGAAGCCACATGTATAAACCGTAATAAGCTTCATTTGTTGTGTTAAAAAAGTCTGTACTAAATGTTAATCCGTATTTATCTTCTATTGCTTTTACTATAGCGTCTACTTTAATAGCATATTTTAATTCTTCCCAATATACTCCTGAATGGACTGGATTAGAACTTAAATCTGATTTAGGTTTTAGATCTCCACCATCTGCATTAGGATATGCTGTTTCTCCAGTACCAGAATAATATAGTCTAGTAGTATGTGATATTAATGGCGCTATTATACCTCTTGGATAAGTTAACGTAGAACTATCTGCTCTTGTATATGTTTTAGATAACCCATCAGTTAAGGCTTTATACACATTATTACTTTGTGTTGTTGGTGTTGCGCTTGTATCATAACCTATATAAGGAGTATCAAAATCTGTTAAATCTAAATTACTTAAATCATCATCACCTAATAAGTCTTTTAAATCAATAGTATTTGCAAAAAATGTTATTCTATATGAATTTGGTTGTCCATCTTGTAAGTCAACTCCATTTAATTTTATTTTACCTGTTTTAAATGGTCTATTATTTAACTCTATTGTTGCATCCTTTTTTAATCTTGCATCAAATCCATTTGAAATAGAATAATTATAATAATGTTGAAATATTTTATTATTTGTTTTAGAAGCTGGAATATTAAATGTTCTAGAGAAGTCTACAAATATTCTAGATATGTCTTTTACATCCTGAATTGACTGAACTATATTAACTGATTCGTCCTCGAATAAATCAACTCTAGTTCCTTCTATGTATAATTGCAATACTGTATTCATTATCTAACTCTATCAATATGTTCATGTGCATGTTCTACATCTATAGTGTAACTAATTAATTTATCATTTACTTTTGTTTTTAATGTTAATGAGTTAGTTACTACATCTATTGGGTGAATTTCTGAGCCCATATGCATCCATACTTGTTCTGATAACATTAATTGCTTCATTGATTCATTCATTCCTTCATCCATAAAGTCGGTGTTTAATGTCATTCTTTCTTGACCTGTCTTTTTTAATGTCCTATATTGATGTGTTGTCTTTGTGTAAGTTCCAGAAGATGATATATTACTGTTTTTATATTTCTGAACTGTGCTTGTCATTGTTTCTATACTTTTACCACTAAAATAAATATCTTGTAAAGCTCCATATTTATTTACAAATGTAATTTTCATTGGCATATATTTTGTGCAAGGTAATCTTTTAATAGTTATAGTTACTGCAGGATTTGCTACAGCTAATTGTGTAGTTGTTCCTGTAAATGATACGTAATTAATACTTCCAGCTGTCATTACTGGTATAAATCCTCCTGTGTTTTCTGGTACATACATTATAGTATTATCTTGCATTAAACAAGAATTTCCAGATGTTGGACAAAATGTTTTAGTTGATGATGTATTCCAATAATCCCAATATCCATCAAATCCTTTATGTGTAAATGTAACTGGAGAACCTATAGTTGAACCACCTGCACTTATAGTATCATAAAATGTAATTTCACCTACTATTGTTACACTTTGATTTGAGTAACTACCTGCGTAAGTAACGTCTAAATAATCTCTTGCTAATTCAGATATTTCATAAGTTACTGAATTTGTTGGTGTATCTTTTATAATAGTATATCTTAACGTTCCATTAATCTCTAAAGTTAATTTAGCAGATTTTGCTCCAGATCGTGTTTGATTTACAAAATACGGACTTCTTAATAATATATTTGCCATGTTATTCTTTTATTGTATATTCTAAAAATTGTTCTATATCTAATGCGTATGCTTCTCTTAATTCTTTTGGTAATGTTTTAAAAGCTTTTTCAAAAGGCTTTGTAAAAAATAAACTTGCTTTAATTCCTTTATTCCATATAGACCACGATACTATACCAGCAGTTCTTTCATAACTTAAAAATCTACCTTTAACATCTCTAAACTGAAATCTTCTTGACTCTACCCATTTTTTTATACCTCCTGATAAGCCACCTTTTTTACCTGTTCCTGTTCCAAATTTAAATGGACTATTTTGTGATTCTGGATAAGTACTAGTATAACCTTTAACACCTTTATCTTGAAACTTACCATAATCCTCCATTTCAAATTTAAGATCAAAACCTTTTGGATTACTATCAATAATACCTTGTAAAGAATTATATAGCTGTTTTGTTACGTTCTTTTTCTTTCTAGTTAAATTAGCTCTAGACTGTGAGATAACATACCTTTTAAATGCTTCTAATGCTTTTCTTGTATTTTCCTTCTCTAACATATTGTCATATCATTTTGAATCTTTACATCAAAAGTAGCAACCCATCCTGCAAGCTTGTTTTCAAATCTATCTATAAAGGGTTCACATGTAACATCTGCTTCTACTTGGTATTTATCTGTATATAAATCTCCTCTTTGTAACAATGCTATTAACCTGTCTAATACTCCTAATTGCGTATTTAATACATCTTGCTCATTATCATTTCCTACAAACAAGTCTGTAGTTTCTTCTTTACTTATATCTACTATGTCCATACACATAACAGATATATTAAAAGTTAATACTTTAGAATTAATACTACATTGATTAACCATTACGTGTGATAATGGAAATATAGTTTGTTTATTTAAATCAATATTATCAAAACTACCATAAGAAACAGTATTTACAAATGGTTCTGCTTCTAGTGTTTCTTTTATTTTGTTTGTTAAATCGTAGAATCCTGTCATTTAGCTTTGTTTTTAATTAAATTTCTTTCTGCTTGTAATTTATCTTGCTCATACGCTAAAAAGTAAAATGCTTCATGCATGTTTATTTCACTAACTTCATTAATTTTGGTTGCATTTCCTCCACCCAGTCTATATAGCGAGTTATACCATCCCCATTTCCTAGTAAAGTTTGCCTCTGCTGAAAAGTCGATTTGCTCATCACTTCCTTGTTCAAAGATTTCAGGATAGTTTTCAGTAACTCGTTCTTTAAATTGTAAAAAAAAAGTATAGATCCCATAACTATATCCATTGGCATTTGCTTATATTTTTCTGATTCTTTAGCACCTTTATATTCTTCTATTATATATGTATCTTTATATGTGTCTGTTATTGGTCTAAATAATACTGCCATTGCTTTATGCATGTTATTCCAATCACTTAATGTAGTATCTAAATCTATATATTCACCTAAAGTTATTTTATCTAAATCAGGAATAAAACCATAACTAACATTGTCCATAGTAAATGTAGGCACAAGCTTTACTTCTTGTTCAAATAAATCATTTATTATCTTAACTACTTTTATTACACTATTAAATTCTACCTTAATAACATTTTGTAAATTTAAGTTACAAAATATCTCTATCGTTTTGTGTAATAAAAAATTAGAATTTTGATTCTCTTCGTTATTTATCTTATGATATTTCTGATATTGCTCTAAGCTAATATCTCTTAAAGAATCAGGTACTTGAATTTTTACTTTCATATATATATAATAATATATTTAATTATTTGTATAATATATATATATATAAAAAGGGACCAATAAGGTCCCTCTAATTAACAATAAAACAATTAACATGAAAAACTAAGGCGAATTGTCCACCTTAATACGTTGCCTTCTATCTAAACTATCCTTAGCATTATTATATGCCCATTCGTAAACTTCTTTTACTTTATCGTGATATTCTTTAGATGATTGTACATATTCTATATCTCCTACTTTTATTTGTCCTTTATAGTCTAATACTATTTTAACAGGTGGTTTTCTACCTGTTCTTGTAGGTTGCGGATAAACTCTAATATCGTTTTTAATACACCATTTGAAAATCTTCATCTCCATCTCGTAATCTTGTTTTGTTTTTAGATTCAGCGGCTTTTTCAACTTTGTCAATAGTAGATTGTACTGACAAAAATATATTTATTTTCTGATTAATATCTATATCTCGACAATAATTTATTTTATCAGATATATTTTCTAAATCTTTTTTAATATCCTCTAATGACATAAAATAAAAAATTAATTAACATTATCATCCAAAAAGTAAATTGTGGTAATCCCCAAACAATATACTTTATTATTGTCTTCTGTAGCTCTTTGTCTACTGGCATGTTGATTTCTTTTTTTGTTGCTTTTATCATAATAAAAGGGCTTTTATTAAATCTGAAAATAATACCATACAAATAAATATACCTGTACCTATTAATGCGTATAAAAATAATTCTAATATTTCTTTTTTCATGTTTTTTGTTTTTCTAAAAAGGTGCTGCCTATTCTACCGTGACTACGCTTCGCTTAATTGCTAATGCTGTTTCTAGTGTACTACAGGTTATCAGCACCTGTATATTTATAGCTAATATAAACAATTTTTGTAAATAAAAAAAATATTTTAAGTTTTTTTTACCAAATATGATATTCTCCTTTATTAGGGTCTTGTAATTGAGATGTTAACGCATACCTTGCAGCATCAATACTATGATCACCAGAAAGTGGATTAGGTTTTTGAAGTGTATTACCTTGCTTATCTTTTAACCAAATATATCCTTGAAGTTCTTTTATTAAGTTCTTTGATCTTTGTGTAACAAATATTTTATTTTGATTTATAAGGTTAATACCATAAACAATACTATCTCTTCCCTTTGTAACTGGAAATACTTGATGTCCATATGTATTTAATTCCGCTATTGATTTAGGTTCTGCTGAATCTGCCCAAATACTTCCTAATATAGAATTATTTTTTAAATATTGACTTATATGTGAATTAAGCATTCCTTTCCTATATAATACTTCATCAAATATATATCCATCATCTAATTTATATAAAGCTACAATAGAAGCTTCATCTACAGAATAACCAAAGTCTAATCCATGGCATAATAACCTAGCATGTGGTGGTATTACTTCTATTTGTTTCCAATC